GTAGATTCTTGTATAATATACAAATAACCAAATAAGCTATGATAACTTATAAATGGACAATTTCAGCACTAGAATCTTCCCCTGAGGAAAGCGGTTTAGCTAAGGTTGTTAAATCGGTTCATTGGCAATATTCAGCAACAGATGAAGACTCTGAAAAAACAGTTGACATATATGGAGTCACCGAAATGGATGCGCCATATTTACCAAACTACATACCGTACGAAGAACTAACCTTTGAAATAGTATGCGCATGGCTTGAAAATAAGATTAATGTATCAAATCTTCAACTTAATTTACAAAATCAACTCGAAGAATTAGTTAATCCGCGAACTATAGTTGACACAAACCCTTTTAATTAAACATAAATATATGAAAAAGATTCAATTGACTAATCAGGAACTTATACAACTACAAAATGAAATAGTTGGTACATCCCCAGATTCTGGACTCTTATCTTTAAAAATGAGTGTTCTAGCAAAGTATAAACTGAATAAATTGGCTAAAACTGTAAAAGATGAACTCTCTTCATACAATACAGTAAATGAAGACCTAATACAGAAGTATGGCGAGACTGGTCCAACTGGAGGAATCGTTATACCTTTTTATATTGACGAGAAGACTGGTGATGAAATTACGAAAGTTGAAAATCCTAATTTTGAAAAATATCTCAAAGAGATAAATCCAGTTTTACAAACTCTAGTTGATATTGAAGTTCCGGAAATATCAATAAATGATTTCAAAGATGCTGAAACTACTGAGAATTATCCAATCTTATTTGAAAAGATAATTTCTTTAAATTAAATACTCAAGTCTTAACCAATTTCTAAATCTTGAGTATAAAATAAAAACTCAAAATAAATGGCATTTATTAAAGCTCATACATCAATAATAGGTCACACAGGTTATAATATTCATGCTAGAAATTTTTTCATTTCATTAAACGAATTGATGCCAGTTCAAGTTAGAAACTGGACAGTTGGATCTACTTGGAAAGGTTACACTAACGATGAACCTCATAACGATGAGCCATATATAACAGATAAACTAAAATCCATGCTGACTTTTCAAACTTTAACTAGTGAGTCGAGTTACATGGATTTTCCTTTGTATTCAAACTATTCAACTGATACTTCTGGGCCGTGTGTAAATATTGTACTAAACGATAATATCCATCCATATTTTAAAGAAAACTTCTCAGGCCCATCTATTGCATATAATGTATGGGAAACTACTAGACAACCAGAAGACTTTTTTAATCAACTTAAAAAGTTTGATCAAGTTTGGGTTGCGAGTGAATGGCAGAAAAGGTGCACAATCGATCAAGGTATCCCAAGCAACAAAGTAAAGGTTGTACCTGAAGGAGTAGATACAACAGTCTTCAAGCCATTCAACCGTGTTTCAGAGACAGGTGGAATTACTCGATTTTTAGTAGTAGGTCGCTGGGAATATCGTAAATCGACAAAAGAGATAATCTCATCATTTTTAAAAGCATTCCCTAATGATGAGACTGTTATGCTATATTTAAAAGTAGACAATCCATTTGCAAATGATGGGTTATCTTCAACCGAAGAGCGCCTTGCTAAATTTAACCTATCGGACCCAAGAATTCAAATAATCGAATCTCAATCTCAAGAAGAATATGTGAGCTTACTACATACGTGTGATGTATTTGTATCATGTTCTAGGGGAGAAGGCTGGAACTTGCCATTAATTGAAGCGATGGCATGTGGATTGCCTTCAATATATTCAGATTGGGGAGCTCAACTTGAATTTGCAAAAGGTCACGGTTTGCCAGTTAGAATAATTGGAGAAGCTGCAGCAGGCGTGGAAAATGAGGAGTCTTGGGATAGTTCAGCTCCAGGTAATTTTGCCGAGCCTGACTTTAATCATTTAGTTGACAGACTTAGAGAAGCAAAAAGAGATCTTTCTAAATTAAGAGAATCAGCGAAACACACTTCGCAGGTTATTAGAAATAAGTTTACTTGGCAAAATGCTGCAATAATTGCAAAATCTCATATAGATGAACTGTTATCGACTACTAAAACTGAAGAGATCGATACATCATTTACTTGGGTAACCTGTGGTAACTTAGAATACATGTCACTCATTGAAATGCTAGTTAAGTCACTATCTAAGTTTTCACGAAACCAAATCCTAGTTTATGGAATAGACTGTGATGTCCCATTTGCTCATAAATATCCAAATGTTATACCGAAGAGAATTTCAATACCTAAAAAGTCAATTCACGACAAATGGTATTGGAAACAGCATGCATGTTTAGATTCAATTAAAACCAATGAAACTAAATTTATTTGGATAGACGGCGATGTCGTCGCTAACTATAATATTGATACACTAGGTGAATACTTCAATAGAGTTAAAGACATACCTTTACCTGATGTACATGTACAAAAGGATTTTATTGGGTATTACACAAAGGCTGATGGAAATGAAGGATCTCAATTATTTAATGAAGAATTTAATAAAGAAAATGGAATCCCTAGGCTAAATGACAAAGCTCATATTTGTATGTACTTATATACCAGTGATAGTAAATGGTGGTTTGAGGAAATCTTAAAAACTTATAATGAGATCCCAATTGAAGACTATGAAAGACTTCTCGTATGGAATGATGAGGGCATTGATAATTTTTTAAGAAGTAAGTACTCAGTCACTGATATGTTACCTGTATCAAATTTCGATGTTTCTGAATGGGACGGAGATTTGCTAGGAACTACTGGTAAAGCAATGGAACATTTCTTAAGTTTCTGGAGAGAGTCTGGACCAAAAAACTTCGGAAAGATTTATGGATGGCAATACATTCCAGCTGATAAATCTCAAATAAAATACTTTCATGGAAATAAAAACTTGGATTTTGCACAGTTTATGATAGACTACATTGAATTTCAGAAAACTGGAAAATTTCATGAGTCTAAATGGTTCTTTACTGGAAAGAATGAAGTTAAAGACCTTGGTGAAATTGACGGCTGCTCTGGTGGAACACTAGACATCGCTAAGCTATACGGATGGGATTATGCAATATATCATGAAATTTATAATCTTAAAGACTATCAACATGAAGACTTTGTAAAAATTAGACCTGGCGATACTGTCGTAGACTTGGGTGGAAATATCGGAGTTTTTACAAGGTATGCTTATCACATGGGAGCAAGTAAAATCATAACTTTTGAACCTGACCGAAGATATTTTGAGATATTAAAACAGAATGCTCCAAGTAATGCTATCTTATTCAATGCGGCGATTGCTGATAAACTCGGTAAACTTACCTTAACTGAGAGCTCGCATTTAGGCGGATCCAATCTATGGCATCAAGAAGATCCTCTACAAACTCAGTACCGTGTGAATACTTACACACTGGACTACTTATTTGAAACTGGTATTGTAGATTCAATAGACTTTCTAAAGGTTGACATAGAAGGCTCAGAGATCATTGCTCTACAAGGAATCAGTGATGAAAATTTAGCAAGAGTTCGAAACCTTGCTGTCGAGTATCATCATGAACACTTAGGATTTAATGAAGAATTAAGAGAACAGTTTATCACAAGACTTAATAGACTAGGTTTTAATTCATACCTACTACTGTGCGGCGCAAATGAAGCGCTTCAATTAATATATTTTTGGAAATAATGAGAACATTAGATAAAATCGCAATCTCGAAAGGAACAGACAAATCGTCACAAATTCATAACTATTGTGTGAAGTATGAAAAATGGCTTCCATTTAATAGATTAGAACCAATAACTATTTTAGAAATTGGAGTCTTAACTGGAGAATCTCTTGAGACCTGGAGAGAATTTTATCCAAATGCAAAAATTGTTGGAATAGACATAACTTCTTCATGTAAAGATTACGAAGATTCAAACCGAAATATTTTTATTGAAATAGGTTCACAAGATGATCCAGTATTTCTAAAAGAGGTTTCTTTGAAATATGGACAATTTGATTTAATAATAGATGATGGTTCCCATATAAACAGGCATGTAATAACGTCATTCATCCACTTAATAGATTCAGTAAAACCTGAAGGCCTCTACGTGATAGAAGATTGCGCTACCTCATACTGGCCAGAATGGGAAGGAGGCTTTCGTAAAGAAGATTCGTCAATTGAGTTTTGTAAAAGACTAGTAGATGATGTTAATTTCAATGGTCAAATGCAAGAATCTTTCTGGAATGTTCATGCTAGAAGAGAGGACTTTTTAATTCAACAGACCATTACTAATAAAATTGGAATTAGAACAGATATCGAATCCGTTAATTTTCTAAACGGCTTAATAATTATTACAAAAAGATAACATAACATGGCTCACTACGAACAGCAACAGTTCTGTCAAAAAATCAAAGATACTTTTCCTAAATATTTTTCAAAAAAGAGAGTTCTTGATATAGGTTCGCTTGACATAAATGGAAATAATAGATTCCTATTGGATGACTGTAATTATATTGGATTAGATGTTGGAGAAGGTCCAAACGTTGATGTCATTAGAGTCGCTCATTTATATGAAGCCCCAAATGAACAGTTTGATCTAATTATCTCAACTGAAGTTTTTGAACACGATATGTACTATCAAGAGTCAGTTCAAAACATAATTCGTATGCTTAAACCTGGCGGAGCCTTCTTATTTACTTGTGCTTCTACTGGAAGACCTGAACACGGCACAATAAATTCAGACGGAGGAGAAGCCGCTCCATTATTACTTCAAATATCAAAAGACTGGTCCAATTACTATAAAAATTTGACAAAGTCAGATTTCATAACTATTCCAGGTTTTACTGAAGCTTTTCCAGACGGTTTTTTTGAGTATAATCCAAATCCTGGAGACCTTTACTTTTTTGGAGTAAAAGGTGGAATTAAAAACGCTGAACTTTATTCAGAAAGAGAATGTGAGTCGCTTATAATTCCAGAAGAATATCAAGATGATATTTTTGTGGTCGATACTTGGCCAAATTCTCCAGAAAAAGAGGCAGATTTAGTGGAATGTATCAAGAGGCTTCGTGAATTTAAAGGCATTCCAGTCTTACTAGTTTCTCATTATGCAATAAAACCGGAAATTCAAAAACTTGTAGATTATTACATATTTGATAAAGACAATCCATTGTTGTTAAATGAAGAGTTTTCAGAATTTGCAGTAAGTAGCGGAAGATGGTCTGACTTTGCTGACTATAGGGTAGACAATGCAATGGAATATCACCATGACTATGCAATATGGAGATCAATGACCCTTGCCTTTAATTTTGCAAAAAACTTAGGCAAAAAGACCGTGCATTTCATGGAGTATGATAACCTAATAGACACTTTTCAATACAGACAGGCCTTTTTAGAAGAATCAAAGCGTCATGATGCAGTTATCTATGAATATCATGAAGGTTCATCGAAAGACTCTCATTTATCTCAATACTGTTCAACTTTCATATTTTCAGCAAAGACTGATATATTAGTTAAAATGATGGATCAGATAAAATCTAAACGGGAGTACTTTACGAATCGCCCTAGAGGCTGGCAATTAGAAAGAATCTTTTTAGAGTATCTACGAAAATTTACAGACAGAATAAAAGTATCGGACTATATTGCTAATTATAATGAGCTTAATACTCAAGCTGTTTGGAATAGAGACGGTATTAATCGAGATGGCGCAAAGTTTCAAATATATCCAGGAGCTGATGATTTTGGAAAACTATATGTACACTTAATTTCAGGATTTCATGAAGCTCAAGCAGAATCAGATTACTTAATTGAGATCAGATACCAAGATTTCGCAAAATTTGAAACCTTAAAAATTGGAGAATCTCTGTTAATTGAGGTTGGTCAATATAGAAAGGGCGAAACTCTAACTGTTAATTATTTAGGAAAGACTGTATATTCTCAGTTTCTAGGAGATGACCTTACTAAGTTTGCACAAATGAACCATGTTTCAAAAAGAGGAGAGTCAATCGAACCGCTCATTCATTATAATTTTTCAGATGGGTCGTATGTTGAATTAACTTCTGAAGTTGATGTACCATACACTGTGTCATTTATAAACAAATCAACTGGCTCTATTGAATACTCAACTCAATTAAGAAATGGACATTGGGCAAAATCCTCTAAGAAATATTTTATAGACTGGAAGATCCAAGTAACTGATTCGTTTGGAAATCAGTTAGTAGAAGCAGATTTGGACTTAACTGGAAAGAGAGTCTTAATTTCATTTGAATCGTCAGCCTTAGGTGATACATTAGCATGGATTCCATACGTTGACGAATTTAGAAAAGTTCATAACTGTAAAATTATTTGCTCAACCTTTAAAAATAATTTATTCATCGATCAGTATCCAGATATTGAGTTTGTCCAACCAGGCTCACACGTAACTGACATATATGCAATCTATAAAATAGGCTATTTTTATAATTCAGAAGGTCAAGTAGATTACGAAAAGGTTCCAAATGATTTTAAACTTGGACCTCTTCAAAAAACTGCTTCAGATATTCTTGGTTTGGAGTTTAAAGAAATTCGCCCAAACGTAATAGGCAAACCTAAACCTAGAAAAATGAAAATTGGTTTAGGAATTCACGGAACCTGCCAAGCTAAATATTGGAACAATCCTAATGGCTGGCAACAAATAGTGAATTGGATAAATCAAGCAGGATATGAGCCGGTCATCTTATCTAAAGAAAACGATGGATATATGGGCAATCGCCATCCAACTAACGCAACTCAATTAATAGATGGGTCTATTGAAAAGGTCGTAGATGAATTAAGAGAATGTTCAGCCTTTATCGGAATAAGTAGTGGCTTAACTTGGTTAGCTTGGGCAACAGAAACTCCAACTATTCAGGTTTCAGGATTCACTCATACATTTAATGAACCTAATTCAATTATAAAGATTGGCGCACCTAATAATAAATGTTCAGGTTGTGCTAATCGTTTAAAACTGGATCAAGGCGATTGGAATTGGTGCCCTGACCATAAAGACACAGAGAGACAGTTTGAGTGTTCGCGATCGATTGACGCAAGCTTAGTCATTGCTGAACTCATAAAAATTCTCGTATAGATAATTTATATGATACTTAACTCTAGACAAAACAGTTTTTTTCTAAACTTTCCAGCTGACTTCTTTAGTACTGAAGTACAACAAAAATATGACAAGTACTATAGAAGTTTGCTGCTTCCATATAAGAGTCTGTCAGACTTTATGTCTTCGACGATACAGAGTGTGAATTTTCCAGGATTTACATCAGCTTTGCCTACTCAAATTAGGCCGTTGGGGAAGACTCAGGACCTTCAAAGTTCAAAGCCAATCGCTGATCAGTTTACAAGGGAACTTAAAGTAACTTTTAAGTTAACCGACGCATATTTAAACTATTTTATTTTTCTAGATAATACTCTTAATTATTTAGAGCCTGCGAATATTTCGCCTGAGAATACTGGAGAATCATTAGGCCAAGCACTAAGTGTTAATCCTAGAGCTAATAGTAATCACCCATTCTTTAATCCAATAAGATTAAGTTTACTTAATAACGAAGGATATGCTGTGTCCTCAATCATCTTCAATCGTCCTATGTTAACTTCATTAAGTGAAATGAATTTATCGTACTCTTCGATAACTCCGCAATTTACAACATTTACGGCAACGTTTAAGTACTACAACTTTGATTTAGAAATGGACTTTGATTAAATATCGTCTGTCCAAGTTGAAGAAATTGGAGTATCTCCACAGTCTGTACTACGTCTAACATTAATTCGTTCCATAACATTTTGGCTCTTACGTTTAGAAGTAGATTCAAAGCTAGGAAAGTAAGTTTCTACATCAACACTAAGAGAAATCGTTAATTTATTAGAGTCAGTGAAGCTGAATTTATATTGTTTGTCTATTGTCTCCTGTGGAGGAAACTGGAATTGAGCAGGTACTCTAACTCCATTGTATTGAAAGTACATAACTCTATTTGCATAGTTAATATTAAGCATGCTCTCGGCTATCTTAAATGCCTTATTTAAGTTATCACAAATAATCTTAATATCAAATCTAACAGCCAAAGGCAATGAGAATAATTGAGCCGAGTATCCAGTTAAAACATTCTGATCATTTTCGCCTCTTTCAGTTTCAGTATAACTTCCTCTAACAAACTTATTTGTTATATCAGATGATTTTACTTGAAAGCTTGACAAGGTTACAATCCCTCTAGGAATAATATCATAGGTTCCTTCTGCTGCAGGGATTTTACAATTATCTGGGAGTCCAATATAGAAATCTTTTAAGAATCCCTCATCTGATCCATAATTATAAACAAATGGAACATTAAACCATGATTTATTATCATCTCTAGATAGACTGAATTCCATCTCTGAGTTTAGTAAATCTAACAATGCAATCGTTAAGTTTCTTAAAAAAATGTCGTCGGTATTAAGTGTTTTCATAAGATTATTTATTCATCTTAGCTTTGAGTCCAACTCTATAGACATAATAATGGCACTTAATTTTAGATTATTATCTAAGACTAAGTGCCAAAATAGTCATGGCGGAGGTAGAGGGATTCGAACCCTCGTCCATAAAACTTCAAATCAAACCTTCATTTACACGCTTAGTCAATTTTTCTAAACTGACAAACTTCACAATTCCCTTATTAAGCAGTTCGGTTTACTGAGAACTAATCTTCTGCTCGCTTTTACGATAGCGACACATCGTTTTGCAACTTTGGTCGATCAAGCAGTTGCCGCTTGGTAACTTAGGCTACTAGCTCTTCAGTTACAGGAGTGTTAACGCCATCGTTAACTAAGCTCCAAAAATTTGTGTTGCCACTTATTGTTTCGATACGTTTTTACGAGTCTTAGCATCATCCTCGACGTGCAGGTTATAACCGAGCAGTTTCTGTCAAATCCGGTTACCCCCATTTAAAAATTATTATACTACATTATTTATAAAAAGGCTTCTTTTTGTAAATCTTTTAATTGACTGATAAATAACCTAAAATAAGTCATCTTTAAATGGCAGGCATTAGCAACCAAAATACTAACCTAAAAATGTTCACGAGCCTACGATTAAGAGTTCGTGATTTACTTAGTGAAAGTATTCAATTTTTACAAACAACATTTAAACAAAGTAGATCTGTCTTTACTGCAGCATCTCCATTTGGTCAGTTATTGATCGTTGTTGAAAACTTGAGTCAATTAATATTTTATTACATTGAGGACTCTATTACTGAATTAAACATTAATGAAGCAAGTAGAGTTTCATCAATCTATTCATTGGCTGCCTTGGCTGGACATAATCCAAGTAGAGCAGTCGGCGCTACTGGCCAAATTAGAATAATCCGAAAGCCTGGAATAACTCCACCTGCTACAAAAGCAATTTTAAACAACCTATTTAGAGTTGTATGTGAGAACAATGGTTTAACTTACGCAATTGAGTTAACTCAAGAAGAAATTAGATTGGCTTTAACTGGGACAGAGACTCCTGCTGTTTTTAATATTAGACAAGGTCAAATAGAATCTCAGACTTTTACAGCTAAAGGAATTCCATTTGATAGCTATCAATTAGGTGCCCCTAACAATTATTATATCGATAATTTCGCAGTAAATGTTTATGTGAATGGCGAAAAATGGACAAAATATGAATCTTTACTAGATATTCCTAGAGGAGGTAAGGGATTTATTGCTAAAACTGGAATTACAAACGGGTTAGACATCTATTTCGGTAACGGTTCATTCGGAAAGATTCCTGCTCTTGGATCAACGATTGTCGTTGAGTATCTAAATACAGACGGATCATTTGGTAACGTTAGAGTAGATGATCCTACTCAAGTAATCTTTAGTTTTGCAGATACTGCGTTCTCGCCAATTGGTGAAGAAATTCAAATGAATGATTATTTCCAAATAGTTACAGTTAGCCCTCCTAATTTTGGAGTAGACCCAGAAGATCCTAGCTTGACCAGGTTGATTGCACCAAAAGCATCAAAGAACTTTGCACTTGTTAACTTAGACAACTATGAAGTTCTTTTACAAAAAATGCAAATGTTCTCAACTATAAAGGTATTTCTAGATCAAGACTCGAATGGCAATATTCTTGACTCAAGAATGATTAATTTATTCCTAGTTCCCGATGTTACTCGAATGTTTAATAGTGGATCTGATTATTTTGATTTGCCAACGACAAGTTTTAAGCTTACTGAGTTCCAAAAGAATGAGTTATTAAAGTACATCGAAAAGTCGGGCACGAAAATGGTTTCATCAGACCTTAAGATAATTGATCCAAAAATTACTAGATATGTACTAAATATTAGTGTTATTGCGTACGACGATACAACAAATGATATAATCAAATCAGATATAGCAGATGCAATTGGAAACTATTTTATAAAACTGAAAAGACAAGATAGAGTTCCTAAGAGTGATATTATCTCAGTAATAGAAGCTCTACCTGGAGTAGACTCAGTTAATGTCAATTTTATCTGTGAAGCAAATGAAGTTGACAAAATAACTAACCCAAATTCATCTTCATTAATTGGAATAGATGACTTTAACGATATTGTAATAGGATTAGACGAATTCCCAGTACTTAGAGGAGGTTGGAAAGATTCTCAAGGTAATTTTTATGATGAAGGCTTATCTGATTCTAACTTGGGTGCATTGAATGTTCAAATTAAAAATAAAATACCTCGAAAAAACATTGGCCTATTATGATAAGAAACTCTTTATACCAAACTGTGTACAATAGAAACGACCAACGCCTTCATTTAGGTCACATGTACAAAAATGATTTAATGAAGCGAGTTCTTTCTAATCAAATGTTTGGAGCGAATCCTATAATGGATAAGTTTATTCAGTTTTTACAAGATTTTGTGTACGAACACATAGAGTCAGTTAAACAAATAAAAATATTCGCTAACCCAGCATTAGATAAGAATGAAAACCGATTTAACTAATTTATGAGTGAAAAAGGAGTATTTACAAAAGAAAAAAAAGCTCAAATAAAAAACGAGCTTGAATCACTTTTAAGTACCTATACAGCAGGCCCTAATGGAGAATCTGATGACGATAATATTGATGAACAATTAGCGGAAATCGCGGCTGCTCCACCATTAGATTTTGTCGAGATGAATTATGAGTTTGAAAAACAAGCAAAGAATATAACCGAATCTATGCTTAAGTTTTATGTCGATCTTGGTGTTATCGAAAAGCATGAATACATAAAACAGAAACAGATTCTAGATAATTCAAGCATCGGAAACATTTTTTTCCAATTGAAAACTATCAGAATGGCAATTGAAAAGATTGCGGAAGAAATAAACCAAGGAAATACTCACCCTAGATTATTTGAAGTTTTCGGTCAGTTGCAAGACAAATTAACGAGCGTAGTTAAGACCCAAGCCAATTATATGCTATTCTTAGAGGATACTTATAAGAAAATGAATCAAGACATTGAGAACAGAGACGGGTCTGGTGAAAAACAAAATAAATCTCTACCGGCTGGATCTAGCGAATATTACATAACTGCTGGTACAAAAAATTTAATCAAAGAAATTGACGCAGTTGAAGTCAATGATGAGAATTCCGGTGCAGACACTAGACATTTAACTCATCCTGGAAAAAAAACTGACGTTATGATAGAGAGAGGACTGTCAAATGTGATAATCGAAGAAGAGGAAGCGGATGATCTATCAGACGACGTCAATTCATTAATATGAAAGACTTTATAGCAAGTAGCGGAAGTCGCACGCAAATGAAACTGTCCGCAATGGACCAGGAAAACACAGCGATATGGACGACTGCTAAAATCAATAAATTACTTGAGGATTTCGAAAATGGTGTGATAGACATCAAGACTATTAAAAATTCTCCATTTAAAGATAATGATCCTGTTTGGAAAAAAGCGAATATTGTATTCGAGTATACTCCAGAGGAACTTGAGGAAATTAGAAAGTGCAAAAATGATCCAGTTTATTTTGCTTCTAACTATGCTCAAGTAATGACCGAGGATGGGATACAACAAATCAAACTAAGAGATTATCAGGAAGAAATCGTGCAATCCTTCAAAGATAACCGATTCAATTGCTTGATGGCATCCCGTCAGATCGGTAAGACCGTTATGTCCGGTGTATTTATTGCATGGTATTTAGTATTTCATACCGATAAAAACGTATTAGCCGTAGCCAACGTTGCTTCAACAACAAAGGAAGTACTCGATAAAATCAAATCAGTTCTTGAAAACCTACCGTTCTTTTTAAAACCTGGATGTATTTCAAATAACGTAATGTCATTAAAGTTTGATAACGGCTGTAGACTTATTGGTAGAACAACTACTAAAAATACTGGTATTGGTTTTACCATTCACGTACTGTACATTGACGAATTTGCGCACATCAATCCATCTTATTTGGATTTCTTTTATCGAGCAATTTATCCAACAATTTCAGCATCCTCCAATTCAAAAGTAATTATTACATCTACCCCAAATGGTATGAACCGTTTCTATGAAATCTATATGGATGCATTGAATGGAAAAAATACATACGTCCCATTACGAGTAGACTGGTGGCAGGTTCCTGGAAGAGATGAAGCTTGGAAAAAGATGACGATTGCCAACTTAGGCTCAGAAGAAGACTTTAACCAGGAATATGGCTTACAATTCTTTTCATCGGATAAGCTATTACTTCCATCCAAAGACCTTAAAAAGTTATTCTCTCTTAAAACGCAATACGTCACCCCAGAATGGGCCCAAACTCCAGATCATGTACAACTATTAGACGGATTTACAGTTCACCCAAACTTTAGTAAGCTTAGCCCAGATGACATACGCAACGATGGAAATACTTACATATTTTCAGTCGATACTGCGTCAGGCGTAGGTAGAGACTATTCTGTTATAAACATTTTCTAGTGTACAGCATTGCCGTTTAAATTACTTGATCAAGTCAAAGATTTTATTAAGAATGACGGAGACTTTTTCGGATTAGTCCAAGTTGCAACATTCAGATCAAATAGCAAGGACATTAATGAATTTACAAACGTCCTAGAATACTTAGCATACAAAATTTTTAACTTTGAAAAAGTTAGATTGCTAATTGAATTAGACCATAAAGGCGATTATGTTTTAGACAAACTTGAACAAAATGAAGAATTTTGGCCAGGTCAACTAATTCATTCTAAGCATACAATATCATCTACTAACTGGAAGCCTGGTTTGAAGATGACGGAGACCAATAAAACAAAGTATTGTGAGAGATTCAAATACTTAACTGCCGTTAATAAAATTTTGCCTAACGAATTCAAAACCATTCACGAACTAGGTTCATTTGGTAAATCTTCAAATGGAACATATCGTAGTCAGAATGGAAACGATGACCTGGCAATAACCTCAGTTTCAACATCAGCGTTCTTTGAATCTCCTAACTTCTGGGAATTAGTTAATGAAGAACTTGATAGGCTTCCGATAGAATATTTGAAAAAAGCCTATGCCGATTACCTCGGAGAAGCGTATATTAGCTCTACTTCAGGGTATGATCACACAGTTCTTAGGGAACTAAATACTACTCCTGAAATTAAAACGCCAGGAGCAACTCGGCGATTTGATGAAAATACTATAGAGCAATATAGAACAGCAATTGAGACATTCTACGGAAATAACCGAACTTAATATGAAATATCCAGGATTCACACAGTCAGACTACGAAAAAAATAAGAAACAAATATTCGACACAATTGTTTCTCATATAGAAGAGGCTGCTCTGACCAAATCTCCTCAAGTTTACATAAAGAGCCTTCAAATAGTAGACGAAACAGTCGACGTCATCGCAACGTCTGACCAGTGGAGTGTTTGCTTGACGAAGGCTCTCGATTTTTATAAACAGATTGAAGACTATGAGTCATGCTCGATCTGCCAGCGCTTGATCGATGGACTCAATAAACCAACTAAAAAACCCAAAAAGAAGAATGACACAACAACGCAAGACTAGTAAAAAGTCGCCAAGCCTGAGCTTATCCGAATCTGATCTTCGTCTAGTACAATTAAAACAGTCACAGACTGAGTACCTTGAGAAGATTATGAAGAATGAGGTGACGTTTTGCTACGGTCCAGCCGGCACAAGTAAAACATTTACTGCATGTTTGGCTGCTCTAAAACTTTATCTAAATGGAGACATTAAAAAGATCATCTTAACTAAACCCATTCAAGAATCTGGTGAAAAGCTTGGATTTTTACCAGGCGATGTGAAGGAAAAGATTGATCCATTTATGGAAAGTTATCGATCAAATTTGGTAAAATTACTTAAAGACGCGCACTTAGTTAGCTGGCTAGAATCAATGGGAGTAATTGAGTTTAGACCTCTTGCTTATATGAGAGGAGCGACATTCGATCATACTTTGATGATTTTGGATGAAGCTCAAAATGCTGATTTTAAACAACTTATGCTATTCATCACTAGGATGGGAAAAGATTCCAAAGTCTTAATTTGTGGTGATGTTAGCCAATATGATATAGCTAAGAGTAAAGTAGCGTTACCAGATTTCATTAACTTGCTTGATGGAATATCTGGATTAGGAATACACACATTTAAAGATGAAGATATCGTGAGAAACAAAATACTAATTCAAATAACTGGCCGATATGAGAAGTGGAAGTCAGAGAACCCTAATCGTCTTAATTAAAACTTAATGAGTTCATACGACTTAATCAACAAACAGCTAAACGATGAAATGCAAAATCTCGCTGAAAAAATTAAAGCGGGAAATTTCACAGAAAGGGATAGAAACAGATTGGCTGAAATTATGTATCCCAAATTGAAGTACTTTATTTGGAAATTTTTTAATAGCCGTGATGAAACCGATGAAGTTCTTCACAATACTCTATACAAGATTTTTAAAGGACTAAATTCATACAGTGATAGTTATAGATTCACAACCTGGATCTATACTATCGCTAGGAATGAAGCTCTACTTCATCAGCATAAACTTAAAGTCCAATATGCAGCAAGTATTGATAACTTAGCAAAACCAATGAATCTACCAGACGAATCAGTCGATTCATTAGAAAAGGAGATATACTTAGACTCTTTGTATTTTAAGACATGCGAAGAGCTTTCAAAATTACCGGATTGTATAGAAAAATCAATTTTAATTGATAAAGAAATCAATCACATGCGAGGAAATGAAATAGCTGAAAAGTATGAAATGAATCTTAATACAGTTAAGACAAAGATCCGAAAAGCTAGACGTATGTTAAGAGAAGCTGTACTTATAAAAAACCCTGATGAGTTAGACCGCTTAAATGAATATTTTTAAAAAATGGGAATACTTAATTTATTAAATCCAATAAGAACCTTCTATTCGATAAAGATCCTACTAAAGGATCTTTCGAATTATCGTTTCTACCGAAAGCAGATTAAAAAAATGAAAGACCAAAAACTATTTGACGTAGTTGAAGGTAGAGTAGACTGGCTAAGTCGTGTTTATTATGTTTTAAATCTCCAACCTGAGACGTTACTCGCGACTGGAGATTTAATTGACCTTGAAAAAAGTAGAGTATATGACTCAATTTCAAAATTACAAGGGAGATTTGCAGACAATAACTTGGTTGAGATCGTCGAAGTAAATTCAAAGAGGATTAAAGACTCTGAAGTTTATGCATACTTAGTAACAATAGGCTATAATGTGCAGTCTAAGGTAAGAGACCTTACTCAAATTCTAATTTTTTGCGCTTTTTGGTACATATTAGTATCTTATGCAATATCAATAAGTGGAAATTATCAAGATGCACTATCCTTAATTACAAACGTGCTCACCGCAAAGTAAATAAATAACCAAAAATATGCAGTTTATGAATTTTATTAAATCACATTTTGAAAAAATTGTATTAGCTCTATTGCTAATTATTTTTGTTCAGCAATGTTCTAACTCTAGCCGTATTTCTAAAATAGAAAAACAAGCAAAGGTTATGAATGTTAGAATAGACTCAGTTTACACATCAGACCTAAAGAAAATGATCGAAATAGAAGGTCTTAAAACTTCTAAGCGCACCCTATACGATTGGAATGCAGTAGTAAGATCAGCAATTAGACCAGATGATCGTATGAATGAATACGATGCTGAGATCCAAAAAATTGAGAAGTCTAAATAATGTCAAAGAAGGCAACGCAAATATTCATAATTGGAACATTCGTTACTTTATACTTATTAGTATCAGTGATTTCAACAATTCACGTGATAGATTTCTTTTTGTTATCTAATCCTAAGTGGTTGGCTATAAGCTTGGCTATCGCATTTGAAGTAGGAGCAGCAGCTTCGCTTGCTTCAATTATTACTTTAGAAAAAATGAATAAGGGAATAGTATGGGGCTTGTTTATCCTACTTACTGCTATGCAAGCAATGGGAAACACATACTATACATACGTTCACTTGACAAACTTTAAAGGATGGATAGAATTATTTGGGATGGTTGATGAGGACTTAATATACCAGAAGAGAATTTTGTCGATAGTAAGCGGCGCAATCTTACCAATTGTTGCATTAGGTTTTATTAAATCACTAGTTGATTATCTTAAACCAGAAGATGAATTAGAACAAGAAGTAGAAAAAGAAGAGGAACTTGAGCACGAAGTAGAACAAATAAATGAAACTACTACAACTACTACGACAGCTAATCTAGCTGATTTTAATATTCCGATTAATCAAAAAGAAGTAGATATACTTTCTACTTCCGAAGGAGTCGACATATCTGGAGATTTAAACTTTATTGAATCAGATAAACCTCACCTTGGTCCAGATGAAGCTCTAGCTAGAGGACTTACTCTAGGTGGAAATCCTGTAGTTTTTCAGGATAAAATATAAAATAGCCAAACAATAATGTCTTATTTAAAAGTACAAGGTGATCCTACTCCAAGAAGATACAATCAGTCTTTTGCAAATCTATGCTCAAATGAGCCTTCTAAAAACTATTTGAAAATACTTGATAGATGTTTTATCATTGCAAATAGAGAAAAAACTGACGCAAAGTTTTGCGATCTTGAAAAATTTGAATATCCAGTAGACGGAAACATTCTAATAGACTTTGAGGTGCATCCTGGTGAAACTTTACAAATATATGATAACTCACTAGAGTCAATCTTATCCAGCAATCCAGCCGGGCAGCCAATAAACTACCCTTTAGGCAATGGCGCTGAGTACTTTGAAAATTCTGGAACACCTGATGCGCCAGCGTACTATATCATACCCAATGATAGAGCATACGGTAGAGGCTGTGTTCTCTATATTGAGTATCCTATGGTTGATATGAATGGCGAAGATATCTTACCTGAATCAATGTCATGTAATATCTCAATGTATGATCGTGAACTAGTTAAGTCAACTCAACCGATGTCTCAAGTATTTTCTCATTTTGCCAATCCTGTAACGCGTAACGCAAATAAGTTGATAAATAGAATAGAGATAACTAATCCAAATCTAACTTTTCCAATTATGGTTAGAGGTTTGGTAATTTATGTAAAAAGTAATAATGAACCGTTTGATTGCGGTTGCTAAAAATATTAAGAACTAATGAATTCGGCTGTTCCTAAATTAATTAAAAAACACGGAGTTACAAATAACTCTACAATATACACTCCAGTTTTCGTATCAAAATCCGCAAGAGAAACTAACTTAAATGACACTGGTGTAGGTTACTATACTGATACTTGGTACGGAATCCATAACCCAGGAGATACTGCTCAGACCGTGACCGTTTGGACAGTAGAACAAGGTACAGATGGCGATGGTGCATCTGTTAAGATTAACCCAGGCGATACATTTTATTGTGTATTTTCAAAAATAACTGTAGCTGCAGATGTTGTCCTATTAGGAATCCCAACAACATTCAGTAGATAATATGACACCAGTTCTAACATTCGGTCAACGACAACAAGCAATGAGAGGTCTCCCATTCTATGGAAAGGGCGACTTTAACTTTATTGCATCTAGATCAAATTTCTCATCTGGTATCTCAATTAAAGTTTTACCGCTATCTGACCTATCTAGAGTTCAGCCAGTTGAAATTGACGAATTTGATCAAGAAGTTAAAGAACTAAACTCATTATTTAAAAAAGGTTCTAGAATTAGCGGAGTTAAAGTAAATTCAATATTCAAGAACAAAAACAATAAACCCGATTACATAATCGGTAAATTTGAAGGTCTAAAAATAGATCGTCAACAAAAAGCCATAAAAGCTTTCATTAGAGACCCAAAGACTATGAAAGTTGAAGAAGTTTATCCAGAAACACTATCTAGACTAAATGAGTCTAATGAGCACTTAGCCAAAACCTTCCTGGATTTCTTGATATAATTCTAAAAAACTTATTGTTATGCCAGACAACGATAACTTCTCAGAGGATGAAGTTAAATCTTTCTTGGAATCTGAGGATCTTAAATACGGTAAAAACGTCAATGATCTTGAGAAACCAAATGATCTTCCTAAAAATAATCAACCTGGATTAGGTTTATCTAGATCAGCTCAAACTGAAGTATCTTCTGTTTCTGGAGCAAATGATAATTTTTGGAAGAATCTCCCACTTGAAAATCTTCCATCTAAAGGAATGTTTTATCCAGATGGAGCAGAGCTTACCTTTAGAGCCGCAACTGCTGCTGAAATCAGACACTGGTCAACTATGGATGAAAGTGATGTCCTAGATGTTGATGATAAATTAAATTTTATAATTGAAAAGTGTACTAGATTTAAAATAAGCGGAGGAAAAACTTGGTTATCTTGGAGAGACATAGTCGAAGTCGATAGACTATTCATAATTTTCCTAATTCACGAAATTACCTTTACTGAAGGCCAAAACGAATTACTTGCAAAAATTTCATGCACATCAACTGCTTGTGTAAACACGGAAGACGGTTATTCAGACGAAGTTAGAGTTAAAAGCAATATGCTTCAAGTATTTGATTTACCTGAAGAACTTATGCAATGGTATTCCCCAAAATATAAATGCTTTGAAGTAGTTTCAACGAAATTAAATGAGACTTTTTATCTGTACATGCCAACCCTAGGAACAGTAGAGAGACTTAGAAAAAGAATCTCTGAACTAAGATCTCAAGGTCAAACAATAGATAAATCACTAATAAAGGTTGCACCATATGTTATTCAAGACTGGACTACTTTTGATCGAGCTGCTTATTCACAATTAGCAAATGAATCTATTTCATGGCACATAAATAAATTTACATTCATTACTGTATTTGCTGAGCAAATGAAGGCTGCTAGAGATAATTCATTCACAACACTTTGTCCAAAATGCGGATCTGAAATAAAGTCTTCCATTTTTTCGCGAAACAGCTTCACGATCAAAAATCTTTTCTTCATTTCAGGTAGACTTAGTCAACTTATTTGAGTCGAATAGAATTTTGGCCGTGAAGCTGAATCAACCTCTTAGTGAAATTTACTCACTACCTTTTTACGAATACCTAACGTATGCAAAGTTCTTAGTTGATGAATCAGGTTCAGCGAATCAAGAAACATTTATCATAGAGCCTGGCAATGCCTCATAATTTATTAAACTCTAAGCATTTTAATAAATAATAAAAACTGCAAAGCATTGACAGACTATCCAATTTATCAATTTACTCAAGACGAGATACTTGAATCTGAATTAGAAAACTTTCCAACTGAGAAGTATTTTCCATCTAGTTCAGAAGTCTTGATTTCTGAAGCATCTGCTCCAATAAAATCTTCGGATTTTCAGGTGTCAGTTAAGTCTAGTGAGATTATTAAACCGGATGAAATCTCAGCAGAACTTATAGAAAGCCCACGATTTGATTTTACTGATATATTTGACAAAATTATACCAAGTCAAGTAATTTCTCCAATAAACAATTTCGTTGACTCAGTTCAAACAGTAACTAATAATTACTTAGATAAGAGCGAATCAATAATAAATTCATCTGAAAAATTGGTTAAGGATAGTTTAATTAGTATATTTGAAAAATCGTCAACTGTGTCAACCTCATTAGTTGAGGAGACTTCTTCAATCCTAAATGACTTAAGTTCCATTGTTGAAACTAAATCAACTGAACTGATTGATCGTGCAAGTTCTCTAATTAGTCAACGAATTCATCGATCTTATCTGAAAGTTCAATACTAGACATCTTCAATAAGGCTGAAGTATTTGATAAGGAGTCATCTTTTGTTAATGAAATTTATCAAGGTTCACAAGAGATGCCTTCTTCTGTGAATTTAATGAATACTTCAAATATCGAAGCAAATACCTCAAATGATGTCAATAATGATTCTGCTGTTTATTTAAAGAATAATAAGATAATTGAAAGTACTGACATTAAGAATATCTTAGAACCAGACAGAACCCTTGAAAAATCAGTGAATGTTTTAACTAAGACCTTACCTGAAGCAGTCAACAACCTAAGTACATCATTTACTTCAATTTCTCCAGCGACTACAACAAACTCTTCAAGTTTTGTGGAAGGTGCAAAAATTGATCAAAGTACATCAACTGTATTTAATCAACTTGCTCCAAATCAAATGCAGCAGTCGACGACTGACAAAATTGAAAAATCAACAGACAATAGACATGAACTTACTGAACATTATCTTCAAGCTATTTATGCCATGCTAATGTCTGGTAAAATCAAAGTTAAATTAGAATACTAATATGGAATACCTATCAGAAATAAAAGAAATCGTTTCAAGCTATGACAAGATCAGAGAAGGTCTTCTTGAGCTTGAGAGATTAACTAAGACTCTAGAATCTCGTAGAGCTGAATTAGATATGGCACTGGATGCCAATCGTAAACGAGAAGCTGCTCTAATAGATAAAATAACAAAGGAAACTGGTCAAGTACCAGACTATTTTCAAATAATGCAAAACCTCAATGAAATTACTGAAACTGCTTGATTTAAAAAGTCTATTGATATTTGTTCTCATTATAATTATACTTGTAATGAGAATGTGTAGTAATCCGTCAGTTAAACCTCAGGATATTACTAAAATAGACGGAAAGAAATATGAAATTGTTAAAAGAACGGTCGATACAATAAAGACTCAAGTAAAGACAATTGAATATAGAACCGGTGAAAAGATTTATGTGAAAGATCCTATTTATGTTAACGTACCAGCTGATGTGGATACTGCAAAAATTCTAAAGGACTATTACGCTAAGAGAATTTATTTAGACACATTAAAACTAAAGGATGGTTTAGGATATGTTGTAGTAAATGACACCATCTCTAAAAACTCAATAATTGGAAGAACTTGGAATGCAAACGTTAATAAAACGCTCGTTAAAGAACAAGTGATAGTTAAGGAACCTGCTCGTAATCAATTATATTTAGGAGTAAGCGCTGGATTTGACAATAAAAATATTGTAAATTATGCTGGACCTTCGCTTATATTTAAAACCAAAAACGATAAGATTTATAGCTTAGGGATTGGATACTCTGGAGACAAGACTGTTGCCGTTCAGGGTGGAATTTATTGGAAAATTAAATTAACTAAATAAGGTATATGACCTCTAGATTTGTAACATTATCTGATTATTGTGTATTGGAGTATATGATGACTCCACTAGGAGATCCTGCTCCACAAATAGTCAACTCAAACTTCTTTTTCTCAAAAAATGCAAATGTTGATCTGTTACAGATATACAACACAGATGCATACGATAATATAACAAAGAACTCAAGAGGATTGAGTGTTGTTCCGATCGGTGGATCAAAATTAATTAGAGTCGATTTAACTGATATTCCAATATATACTCAATACGATCCAAATATTACTGAAACCGAATTATCAAATTCTCTTACTTCGACTACAATAATGGACACAATGCGATTTCATTTCGCATCAGGCTTTAACTTTACTGAAGTTGAACATGTAATACTTGGAGCTAGACAAAAATTAAATGACTTAAGACAATTGCAATTAGCTAATGTCCTATTGACTGGCTCTACTGCAAATGACTTATTGACATTTAACCCAAGACCGTTATTTTTAGCAAATACAATATACGACAACTTCGTCTTACTTAAACGCCGACTTTGATCAATTTAAAGAAGCCTCATTCGAATATGCAATAACTGAGGGAGTTGGTTTGATTAAAAACTCTCCAATTACCGTTTCTCTTAGTGAAGCAAACTACGAAGATTACTTTGCAGATAACGGCGAAAAGTACGAAATGTATAGAGTTGTAAACTATTATGAAGGTTCAGTTCCACAAACTAACGAGTTTGATAGTTTTGGGGCAATTATCCAAGAAGCAGAAGATGGAGATTACATCGAATTCTTTGCAACATGGAATGGAGCATTCCCGGATGATTTAATTGCAACTCTTAATGCTAGAGGAGCAGGTAATGATTGGATTTTTATTCATCAATTGCAAGTATATGAACAGTTAGGCAGCGCCATTGTTCCGTCTGGTAATATAGTGATTTATCAAGAAGATAATTTCGGAGAACCTCTAAGCTATAGACCGATTCTAAAATCTGCCGGTTTTGCTGTATCTATGTCAATCGACTACACAGTTAGATTACTTAATAAACTAGATGGAGAACAGATAATCAGATCTGGATCAATGACTCTATTTAATCCAAATAAGTATGGCAAACATTTAGCTAAACTCGAGCTTGCGGATAAGCCACAATCTATGAAAGTTTACAATAAAATCATTCAGAAGAACTTAGAGATAAGTAATCTATTTACTGGTCAAAAGGAATCAGCTAAATCTACTCAACCTACTCAAACGGTTTATGTTCCAACTGAAGTTAAAGTAAATGTTCCAACTTTCTTTAAACAGGCTGCTATTAAAGCAAGTCAACGTAATGCATTAATTAAATCAAATGACAGCTCTTCTGATTTAATTTTTGGCCAAGGCGAACTTATCCTACCGATTGATCCAACTGACAACTTTATAAAGTTCACAATATACGAAGCAGATTCAACTAATCCTGGCGAAAATCGTCCAGTTAACTTAAATATAAATACGACATTCACATTAAACTTCGGTAAAGATTCAAAGCTTTCATACTCTTCGTTAAAGGACCCGGCTATTGAAAATCCGAGCGTTGGTCAAATTGCATTCAAGATACCTAAAGATCAAGCAAAAAAGATCTTAAGTATGAACGACCAATTAATGTTTATTGCAGTAATTTCAGAAGATGGAACCGAAACTCTGGTTTATACAGGAAAATGGATGCCATCCACTCAATATTCTGAAATACTTGCAGCCAACGAGTCAGCCAAATCAAGTGTTCTGAGTGATCCTCAATCAGCAATTGCCCAATTAAAGAAATCAATTGAATCTCTTGAGGCAGAAAATGATTCTCTTAGAAAAAAATTAGCAGGCGATAAAGTGGATGCACCTAGTCAACCACAAGCAATAAAGAATATCAACGCTATTTCAAATATTGTAAGTGAAATAGAAATTTCTAAAGATTTACCTTCAA